ACTAGATCCAAAAATGTCTGCTTATCTATCAGTTCTCAACAAATAATCAATCCTAAAGGAAAATAAAAATGACAACTCGTCAACAATTAATGGAAAAATGGGCACCAGTATTGAACCATGAAGGTTCTGTGCCATTCAAAGACAACTACCGTAAGGAAGTTACTGCTGTTCTTTTGGAAAACCAAGAACGTGAAATGCAGAAGCAAGCCGAAGCATTGTTTGAAGGTTCTCCAACAAACAGCACTGGCGGTCAAATCGGTACTGTTGGTGGCGGTGCTACTGGTGGTGTTGCTGGTTTCGATCCAGTATTGATCTCTTTGGTTCGCCGTGCGATGCCACAATTGATCGCTTATGACGTTGCTGGTGTTCAACCAATGACTCAACCAACTGGCTTGATCTTCGCAATGAAGTCTCGCTACACTAACCCAAATGGTACAGAAGCGTTGTTCAACGAAGCTGATTCTGGCTTCTCTGGTGACGGTACTGATGCTACTGGCGGTTCTGCTCTAGGCGGTTCTGATGCAGTTGGTCGTCCAATCTCTACAGTTGCTGCAGAGCGTTTGGGTCAAGGCGGTTCTGGTGACGGTTCTTTCGCACAAATGGCATTCTCTATCGAGAAGGCATCTGTTGTTGCTAAGACACGTGCTTTGAAGGCTGAGTACTCTATCGAATTGGCACAAGACTTGAAGTCTGTGCACGGTTTGGATGCTGAAGGCGAGTTGTCTAACATCTTGTCTACAGAAATCTTGGCTGAAATCAACCGTGAAGTTATCCGTACAATCTACAACACTGCTAAAGTTGGTGCTGCAGTTGGTACTGCTACTCAAGGTACTTTCGACTTGGACGTTGACTCTAACGGTCGTTGGTCTGTTGAAAAGTTCAAAGGTCTAATGTTCCAAATCGAACGTGAAGCCAACGCTATCGGTCAACAAACACGTCGTGGACGTGGTAACATCATCATCACTTCTGCTGACGTAGCGTCTGCATTGGCGATGGCTGGTGTTCTTGACTACAACTCTGGTATCACTGGTAAGAATGCATTGACTGTGGATGACACATCTACTACATTCGCTGGTGTGTTGAACGGTAAGTACAAAGTGTATGTTGACCCATATACTTCTAACGTTTCTAACAGCCAATTCTTCGTAGTTGGTTACAAGGGTGCTTCTGCATTCGACGCTGGTTTGTTCTACTGCCCATACGTTCCATTGCAAATGGTTCGTGCTGTTGATCCAAACAGCTTCCAACCAAAGATTGGTTTCAAGACTCGTTACGGTCTAGTTGCTAACCCATTCGTTAACCTTGACGATGGTCAATCTGGTCAAGACAACTTGACTGCGAACGCAAACTACTACTACCGTAAAGTTAAAGTTACTAACTTGCTGTAATCAGTTAGAAGCCTACCGTAAGATAGGTATTTCAATGGGTCTCTTCGGAGACCCATTTTTCATTCCTAAATAATAACATGACTACATCTATTCCTTCTCAGCTAAATCCGTTATCACCTAACGGCTTCCAGTTTTCGGTTCAGAAACTGCCTGACATCACATTCTTTTGCCAGCAGGTCAATCTTCCAGGGATTATCCTAGGTGAGCCGAGTTTCTCTACTCCGTTCTCTACACAGCCAGTTCCAGGTGACACTTTGCAGTATGACCCACTGACACTGCAGTTTTTGGTTGATGAGAATATGTCCAACTACAAAGTGCTGTATAACTGGATCGTTGCTCTTGGGTTCCCAGAGAGTTATGAACAGTACATCGGACACAACGCTGCAGACACTACTGCTTATAGCGAACTAGCCAAGAACTACTCAGACGCTACGCTACAAATCCTAGATAGTAACAACCAAGTGGTTCAGACAATCCAGTTCTACGATGTGTTTCCAACTACCATCGACTCTGTGATGTTTGCTTCTACGAACGAAGATGTCCAATATGTTACAGGCAATGTAACCTTTAAGTTTGGATGGTATAAGTTATTATAATTGATGGCTCTACGGAGCCAATTTACAACATGGAGTTATTATGAATATTGAACAACTACAAGATATGTGGGACGTTGATTGTGAGATCGACGACAACTACCTCGGTGAGACTACCACCGCTACACCAAAGCTACACGCTAAGTACGTCAAACTTCTAGTCAATGTGAAACTGAAGCACACAAAGCTCAGTTCTGACTACAACATCTTACGCAAAAACAAATTCAAATACTATCGTGGCGAAATGTCACGAGAAGAACTCACTGACCTTGGATGGAATCAATGGCAGGGAGTTAAGCCAATCAAAAATGAGATGGATGAGTTCCTTAAAGGTGACTCAGACCTGAACACAATGAACGTCAAGATCCAGTATCTTGAGACAATGATTTATATGCTGGAGTCTATCCTCGGACAGATTAAGGCTAGAGACTGGCAGATTAAAACTGCCGTTGAATGGAAGAAATTCCTAGCAGGGATGTAATGATTAAAATAGAGAAACTAGACGAAGTCTATGTAAGAGTCTTTTCTGATGCCAGCATCGAACAAGAACTAGCAGACTTCTTTACATACGAATATCCAGGTGCTAAGTTCACTCCACAATACAGAGCACGTTTGTGGGATGGTAAGGTGCGTCTGTATGATCAAATCCGTAAGACTTTGTATGTTGGTCTAGTTTCTTACGTTGAAGAGTTTGCGTTACGCAATGAATACCAAGTAGAGTACGTTACTCCAGTTCTAGTACGCAACGGTATCACAGCAGATCAAGTAGAAGCATATGCTAAGTCTCTGAAGCCAATGGGGCGTGGGCAACCTATCGAGATTCGAGACTATCAAGTAGAAGCAGTAAAGACTGCTCTCGATCAAGAGCGCACACTGCTATTATCTCCTACTGCGTCTGGAAAGTCATTTATCATTTATACAACAATGAGGTTTCATGTTGCGAATAAACGTAAGTGTATCATCATTGTTCCAACGACATCTCTTGTTGAACAGTTGTATGCTGACTTTCAAGACTACTCCTCTGCCAATGGTTGGAATGTAGACGCTCATTGCCAAAAGCTATACAGTGGGTTCACTAAAGACCTACACTCAAACGTCTTGATTACTACATGGCAATCAGTATACCTACAACCAAAGTCTTGGTTCGCTCAGTTTGATGTTATCTTTGGCGATGAGGCTCACCAGTTCAAAGCCAAATCTCTAACAACAGTTATGGAAAAGATGGACAAGATTCGTTATCGTATTGGTACAACTGGTACGCTAGATAACAAGAAGGTTCACCGTTTGGTTCTTGAAGGTATGTTTGGACCAGTGCATAGAGTTACGACTACTAAGGCGCTGATGGACTCGAACAAACTAGCTAGCCTAAATATCACGTGCGTGCTTCTGAAGTATCCTGAAGAAGTCCGCAAAGGTAGAAAGAATAATACATATCAAGAAGAGATGGATTTTATCGTTGGCAACGAAGCCCGAAATAAATTCATTAGAAACTTGGCGATCAAATCTAGTGGTAACACACTTGTCTTATTTCAGTATGTTGAGAAGCATGGTAAAGTTCTCCTTGATCTAATCAATGCCAAAGCGCATGACAAACGAAAAATCTTCTTTGTGTATGGCGGTACTGAAACTGCAGATCGTGAAGCGATCCGTAAAATTACAGAAGGCGAAGATGATACTATCATCATTGCTTCTTACGGCACATTCTCAACTGGTATTAACATTCCATCTATTGAGAACGTAATCTTTGCGTCACCATCCAAGTCAAAGATTCGTAACCTACAATCTATTGGTCGTGGTTTGCGATTGAAAGACGGTAAGACGCATTGTAATCTCTATGACTTAGCCGATGACTTGCATTGGAAGTCTTGGAAGAATCATACGTTGGGACATGCAGCAGAACGTTACAAGACGTATGCTGAAGAAGAGTTTAAACTTAAAGTCGTGGAGGTAGAACTTTGCTAACTGGAAAAGAAGTTTTCGTTGTAGTCAAGTTTATTAGCGGTGAACAGGTAATGTCTGCCTTGCAAGAGGAAGACGATACGTATATTGAATTGCTGCATCCGATGATCGTGAAAACGATACCGAATCTTGCGACAGGAAAAGAACACGTGACAGCTGCTCCATTCTGTCAGTTTTCGAGAGACGATTCTTATTTGATAGACAAAAAGAATGTGATGTTCATTAAAGCAATGCATTCATCGTTCGTGCCGCATTACATTCGAATTGTGCAGGAGCACAATGATGTGGAGTTGCCAGAGCCTGATGAAGAGACGAGAGAAAAGATTGCAGCTCTCGTCGAGGCATTTGGGGATGCTCTCGATGACGAGACAGAAACAGAAGAAGAGATTCAGGGAATCTACATTGAAGGTAACGATACTAGACACTAAGTAAGTTACTCTATTCAGCATCAACCCTAACACAGTGAATTATGCCCTAAGTCAA